CTTCACGAATATAACCCTTTGTTTGTCTCTTTGGTTTTACTGGAGGTTTTGTTTGTTTTTTAGGTTTTACTTCTATAAGGTATGATTTAATTTTATTATGGGATTCTTTTACTTTAATATAGAAATCTGGGAAGTATCTATGAACTCTTCTATCAATTGGTGATCTGTAAGGAATGGCAATTTCTTCGCTCCACCATTCTAATATATTTCTATTTTTATCACAATAAACCATAAACTTTCTTTCCCATAATGAACGATACACTATATTCATGGGATTACCTTTATACTTCTCAGGATGAGATGGTCGGTATTTTCCTTTATATGTCATGCTAAATAAGTATAATTAAACTCATATTAGATATTTAGTGTGGAAAAACCGAGACCAAGAAGGATAAGCGATTTTAAACCAACTCTAACTAATCTAGCTCAAACTTCTCATTATGAAGTTCGTTTTGGTAGAGCAGTTGGAGGATTAGGTAATTACTTAAGAAAAAGAGGAGTAGATAAAAGATTCATAGCAGGAGATATGGGTTTACTATGCAGTCAGGCATCATTACCGACTTCATCTCTTGCTACTGCAAACATCACTGGTGCTTACACAGGAATAACAGAAAAATTTGCACATAGTAGAATATATGTACCAATTAATCTTACTTTTTACGTTGATAAAGAGTATAAGGTTATAAAATTTTTAGAGCATTGGATGGAATATACTGCAGGTGGAACTCATGCACCTGGTGGAAGAATAGGACCTGTAACTCAAAGCAAATCAAACTATTATGTCAGGATGCAGTATCCTGATGATTATAGAATGGAAGAAACTAAGATAATGAAGTTTGAAAGAGATTATTCTAATAATTTAGAATATACTTTCTTTAATCTATTCCCACAAAACCTAAGTGCTGTTCAAGTTGGGTATGATGCATCTAAGATTTTAACTGCTTCTTGTGCTTTTGAATACACTCGTTATGTTTGTGGTCCTATAAGTAACATATCTAAGTATCGTAGTGGTGCAGGGTATAATAACATTACTATCGCAGATATTAAGGAGAGACTCCAAAGTAATACTGACGTTACAAATTCCTCTATTGAAGAACGAACCAAAACTGTTGATCCCGATCCATCTAAGCTCGGTCCTGGCCAAAATCTCAATAATACAAGACCAGAGGGAGCATATGGTGGTGCTAGTGACATAAGACTAAAAGAGAATATTGTTAAAGTAGGAAAATCACCATCAGGTATCAATATTTACGAATGGAACTACAAGTCAGCACCTGATAGCAGATATCGTGGTGTTATGGCACAAGAGATACTTGAAAGACATCCAGAAGCTGTTGCACTACAACCAGATGGATATTTGAGTGTTTATTATGGAAAGATAGATGTAAAGATGGAGAAGGTAAAATAAAATTAATTTAAAAAACCTTGCTATATACTATACGAATTGCTATAATTTATTATGCCTTTACCAACCATTACGACTCCAACTTATGAGTTAGAGTTGCCTATTACGAAAAAAACTGTAAAATATAGACCTTTCCTTGTTAAAGAAGAAAAAGTTCTTGTTATAGCAATGGAGAGTCAAGATGAAAAACAAATTGGTCGTGCTGTTAAGGATGTTCTTTCCAGTTGCATATTGTCAAGGGGTATCAAAGTAGATAAACTACCAACTTTTGAGATAGAATACCTATTTTTACATGTTCGTGGTAAGTCAGTAGGAGAGCAAGTTGAAATAATGATAACTTGTCCTGATGATGGAGTTACACAAGTTCCGTCATTGGTTGATATAGATGAAATAAAACTAGATGTAGATCCAGATCATGAGAAAGACATAGTTTTAGATGATAATTATACTCTAAGATTAAAATACCCATCTCTAGGTCAGTTTATCAAGTCTAACTTTAATGAAACTGATGTTTCGGTAGAAGATACTTTTGAGTTGGTTGCTGATTGCATAGAACAAGTTTTCAGTCCAGAGGAATCATTCTCTGCTTCTGACTGTACAAAGAAAGAATTAAATGCTTTCCTTGAACAACTTAATTCAAAACAGTTCAAAAAAATTGAGAAGTTTTTTGAAACTATGCCAAAGTTAAAACATACTATTGATGTAGTAAATCCTAAAACTCAAGTTAGTAATCATATCGTTTTAGAAGGGTTATCGTCTTTTTTCGATTAGCCATGGCTCACGAATCTCTTGAGTCATACTTCAAGACGAATTTTGCCTTGATGCAACATCATAAATATTCATTAACAGAGTTAGAGAATATGATGCCTTGGGAGAGAGAAATATATGTAACTCTCTTATCTCAGTATATTGAAGAAGAAAATTTAAAAAATGGTGTAAATGGCGGTTAAAGACAGCTTTTTCAATTTAGGTAATAATCCCAATCTGGATGCAGCAGATACTGGGATAGATCCTGCTACGGGAAGAATTTTAACAAATGAAGAGAGAAAAAAGATATTTGCAAGACGTAGTATCTTAGGTAAGACTGCAAGACAGGCAATCGCTAAGAAAACCAAAATGAGTTTTGGTGGTGGAGGTGCTTTAGTATTAGCAGGTAAAGGTGCTATAGAAGAAAAGAAAGTACAAGCACAAGGAGGTGCTTTAGTTGCTCCAGTTAATAGTTTAACTAAGAGAGTAACTGCATTGGAAGAGAGTTTAGCTAATATGCAAACAATTCTTGCCAACATTAGAAAGGTAATTGTAAAAGGAAATCAGACTGATGCTAAAATACAAGAGGAATTAGCAAAACAACAAAATCTTTTATTCCAAGATAGGATAAGGAAAAACAGAGAAGCAGAATTAGAAGAAGATGATCTGTTAGAAAAAGAGGCAGCACCAGAAATAGATAAGCAAGAGAAAAAAACATTTGGATTCCTTGATAGAATTAAAAATGCATTGTTAGCACTTTTTGGTGGTTTTATCGCAAAGAAAGCATTTAAACTGTTTAATGCATGGCAAGATGGTAATGGAGAATTGATGAAAGAGTTGGGTATAGATTTAAACTCTGCTCTCCAACAAGTAACAACTGGTTTTTTCTATGTTAACAAAGTAGTAAATGGTTTACTAAAACTAGCAGGTAATTTTACTAAAAGTATTGCTAAGTTAACTGGTAAGATTATAACATTCCCATTTAGAGTTGCGGGAAGAATTATCAGAACTGCAGTAAGAAAAGCATTTGTTGGTATAAAGAGAGCAATCGGTCCTGGTATGAGAAAAGCAATAAAAGGATTTTTCAATATAGGTAAAAATAGTACAAAGGTTGGAACAAAAGTTGCAGGAGAAGTAGCAGAGAAAGTAGCAACGAAAAGTGCTACTAAACTCGCTAAAAGGGGACTTCTAGGATCAATACCTCTCATTGGTACTGGTCTTGATATTTGGGGTGCTGTCAGTGAAGGCATGAAGGGTAACTGGGTAGGTGCAGGACTGTATACTGCAGGTGCTATTACCAGTTTGATTCCAGGTATGCAAGGTGTTTCAGGTGTCTTAAGTGTATCTGCTATGGGACAATCTATACACCAAGACTTGAAGAGAGATGCCAAAAACGAAAATATTAATATTGAAGGAACTGGAGATAATGTTGAGATAAATGGTATGAATAATAATAATTACAATAATCTTGGAGCGATTGAAAAACAACAACCAATTATAAATGTTGTTCAACCCAAGACAGGAGTGAAAACAGGTAATAATGGAGGAATGGTTTCTGCGGGAAATGATGTTCCTAACATTCCAACATCAAATACTGACAACATTCATACCGCTTTCACAAAAGCAACTTTTAACGCACCGATAGCATAATGGCTAAAGTAACAACATCTGGTGGTAAAACTGTAAGATCTCCTATATCTTCTATGAGATCTGGTTTTCGTTCGTTAAAAAATAATCTTAAGACAATGGCAAAGAGTGCTATTGGAATAAAAGAGGGATTGGAACAGGAGAATGAATTAAAGAAAAAACGTTTAAATAACCTTAAAAGTTCTGCTGCAAAGGAAAGAGACTTAAAACAAAAACAAGCAGAAGAAGAGAGATTAGAAAAACCTAATTTAATATCCTCATCGCTTTCTAATATTGGTATGACTCTGAAGAAAACTGCAGGGGGTATATTAGGTAGAGTATTAAAGGTAGTTGGACTACTTGCAGGTGGTTGGTTATTAAAAAATATTGGTGGTATCATAGAGACAGTTCAGAATGGAGTCAAAGTAATTACGGATGTTTGGAATGGAATAGGTGATTTTGTTTCGGGAACTATTGAAAGGGTAAAAAATATTGGTAAATCAATTGTCAATTTTGGAAAAAAGATTTTTTCATTTGGTATTGGAGAAAACGCAGGAAAATTAAAAGAATCATACTCTGGAGTAGAATTAGAATGGCAGAAACTTAATGCTGATATTACTGGTGCAGAAACAGTTCTTGATAATCCAGAATCAGAGGCATTCAAAAAAGATTTTGAAGAGGGTGGAGATTTAAAAGAAGAGACTGAGGAAGAAAAAGAAGAAACAGAAGGAACAAATAAATCAGACACAACTAGTGTTGGAGAGGATCCTACTAATAAACCTAAAGTAGGTGACTACAAGGTAATTGAAACCTCAAGGGGAAATAAATATAGAGTTTGGGATGGAGGAAAATGGGGTCCAAAAACAAATGTTAAACCAAGGGGTGGGGATGTATGGAATGAAGAAAAGACAGAGGTTGATAAAGATGAGGACTCTAAGATAGAATCAGAAGAGCAGGTATCAGCAAAAGATAAAGTTTATCAACAAGTAAAAAATGCAGGTAATAAACTTAAAAATCAAGAGATGATTGAAGGTGTAAAGAAAGATGTAAATCAGATGGTTGGTAAAATAACTCCAGAAAACAAACCAGAAGTAATTACTATTGTCGCTCCACAAAGATCAGATTATGCAAACACAAGGTCTGGTTCTAAACAGTATTCAAAAGATTATAAAATATATGTTAAAAATAATGACTTAAATAAACTTGAGAATAAACAAATGTTGGAGGCTTTAGGTTAAGTACAATGTCAGCAACCAATCAGTGTATAATAGAAGAATTTTTAATACATTCAGATAGAAGAAAGGAAGGAGAAAAACCTTTTGATCTGGCACCATTTGTTGTTTCTATAGATTATTTTGAAGATATATTCTCTCCTTGTATTACTTTAAAAGTATTGATACTAAATGAATCTCAAGTTGTTGCAGAGGATGAGGAAGATACAGAAAGCACAGATGACAAATTAAAGGCACTTTATCAAGGTTTACCTATCAGAGGTGGAGAAATATGCAGAATTAAAATAGGAGCAAATGTTGAGACTAATATACCATTAGATTTTTCTGAAAAAGTACAAGATTATCTTTATGTGACTGGTGTTACTAATGTTATCAGAGATGCTAAAAGAGAAATGTTTACTTTAAATCTAACTTCTAGAGAAGCAATAGTTAATGAAACTGCAAGATGTTATAAGAAATATTCTCCAGATCAAAATATTGGTGCTACAGTTGAAAATATTTTAACAGATACTCTTGGTGTAGAAAAAGATCGTTTTAAAGTTGAATTAACATCAAACTCATATGGATTTATTGGAAATTTAAAGAAACCATTTCCCACAATAACATGGTTAGCAAAAAAATCTGTTACTAAAACTAAGGGTGGTAAGAGTGCAGGATTTTTATTTTACCAGACTAAGAGTGGTTATCAATTTAGATCCGTTGACAGTTTAATGAGACAAGAAACTTATAAGACTACAGATGAATCTGGTGAAAAACTAAAAGCACCTCCATTCTATTATGGAGAGGCAACACAAGGATTTGATGGAGAACAACAGAGACCTGTAAATGCGGATTTTAAAATATTAAAATTTTCAATACAACAAAATAGCGATATTGTTAAAGATTTGAGATTAGGAACTTACTGTACTTCTGGTATGTATTTTAATCCATATAACTTCAATTTTGAAGGACTAATCTATAAAAGAAAAGATGAGATAAAAAAAGATAATATGGCTTTGATGGGTTCTGAAGATCCTACTAAGTATCCACTAAAACTTGACCCTGATACCAAATCAGGTTCCGATGATACTCTTGAAGACACTGCGAGTAGGACTCTTACAGGTATTCTTGATATAGGTGTACTAGCAAGGGGAGATACAAATCATCTTAAAAAATCTGATCCGTTAAAATTTCAAATGCAGTCTGTTACAAGATATAATACATTATTTACAAACGTATTAGACATGACGATTCCTCTTAATTCAAATTTAGAAGCAGGAATGTGTGTTGAATGTGAGTTTCCCCCAATGACCACATCAGGGTCTGGAGGAGATGCTATAGATAATAAACAAAGTGGTGTATACATAATCAAAGAACTATGTCATCATTATGATATAGAAAGATCATACACATCTATGAAACTTCTTAAAGATTTTGCGGGAGATAATCCTGATAGAAAAGAGGAACAGCAGGAGGATGTAGATTAATGATAGATGATACAAGTAATATAAAAACTAATTTTCTAGGAAAAGATGGTTTTAGATGGTGGATAGGACAAGTACCTCCAGCTCCTAACCATAAAGTAAACTGGAACGTTAATAAAAACTGGGGTCTTAAAAGAAGAGTCAGGATTATGGGTTATCATCCTGATGAAAAAAAGTTACCAGATAAGGACTTACCTTTAGCAATCGTATTGTTACCTCCAACTGCAGGGACTGGAGCAAAGAATCAAGCACAGTCAATATACATTGAACCTGGAGAAATTGTATTAGGATTCTTCTTAGATGGTGACGATGCTCAAATTCCTGCAATTATTGCAAGTTTTGGTAGAACCAAAGCATCTACTGAAGCATTTGCGACTTATAGTGGTGCTTTTATACCATTCACAGGTTATACTAATGAGATACCAAAAGAACAGTATGAACAGAATAAAGCAATTAAAGTAGATGAATCAAATCAAGAAACAACTGATAGTCAAAAGTCTCCAGTTGCTACAACAAAGGAAAATGCAGAGAAAAATGATAATGTAACCATAAGTAATAATATTGGCAAAGCAGTCACCAAAGGTAGTGCTTGTACAGATAGTAGTACAACTAAAGTACAGTCAAGTGTTAATAATTTTATAAAAGATTTCCAAAAACTTTCAGAGATGGGAGAAGGACAAGTTGATAAGATAGATCAATTAATAAAAAGCACAAGTAAAACTATCACAACAGGTGTTAATGGTTTAGTTGGAGATATTAGTGAAAATGTTGTTGGAGAATTAACGGGACAGGTACAGACAGGATTAAAGGTATTGTATGATGGTGTCTTTAATCAAGTGTTAGCAGTATCTCAAAACCCTGTAGCAGCACATTTAGCAGGTGTGGCAGCACAAAAAGCAATGGTTGGTCCAGTGGGAGGACTTCAGAAAGCACTCCCATGTATGGCAGGTAATGTTACTGCTGCTTTAGCAGGAACTGTTGAAACAATGTTGAGATCTATGACAGATTCATTTGATGAAGTTCTTGGATTTCCACAATGTATGGCAGATCAATTTACGGGATCACTTTTAAATGGTATAGTTGATAGTATTGGTGATACTTTAGCAGGTCCTCTTGGAAGTATAAGTAAAGTGCTATCTAAAGGATATAGTATTACCGATAGTATTAGAAGTAAAGTAGATA